TTATTTTATGGGTTTTATAGGCTTGTCTTTTCTGATATATATTTGTGTTGTTTTTGAAGAAGAGTGGCCAAGTTGTTTTCTTGCTAACTCATCATCAACTTTTAATGAAATATCTGTAGCTGTTTTAGCTCTTAAATCTCTCATTTGAACAACGGCAATCTCATCAGCTAATTCAGGATATTTTTCCATTGCAGCTTTACGTGTTTCTTTGAAATAATCTGTAAGTGATCTCCTTTCTAGTTTTCGTCCCCATTTATTTACAAATAACCATTGTTTCTCTTCGGTAATTCTTCGTCTAATAATCTCACTCAGCTTCCCGATAATCTCGAATCTGATTTTCTTTCCTGTCTTTTGTTGTGTAATATGCAATATTGCAAACATCAACACCACAGAACCAGTATTCTTGATTTGGATCTGTGATAACACGAACGGCTGAAGATTGAAAGTTGAATGATTGGAATTGAACTTGATTTGACATAATTTGTTACCTTTGCTTTTTCTGATATTTACCACTTCTGACAGTGGTGCCGAGAGGTTCAGAAACCTAGCAAAGGCTGGCGGTAAACGCTCATCTTTAGGCTGGAGTTATTCCCCGAAGGTATTGTATTCCTCGCCCTCTCGACTTAACAAGAATTTTGGATATAAAAAAATCGCTATTTTAGCGATCAATTTCTATCACGCCTTTACTTAGGTTCTGACACCTTGAGGCAGATAGTAAAATAAAAGGGTGGTGGTTGTCAAATGCGGTTTTTTAACGAGAACCACAAAACTCGCCCTTACTTGTCACCACAACACATAAGGAATTGATTTTATTTTGTGCTAGCTGTATATTTTTAAATACCACAACACAAAATAAGGATTAAATCATGAAGAAAATAACGGCTGATAAAATAGCATTAGTTATTGCTCGAGATATTTTAAAAACCAATTCTCAATATCAAAGAGATATTAATTCGATGGTAGCAAGGGAAATTGCTAATTTCGTGAATACATTATCTGAAGAATTCCAAAAAAGCCTTGATGATGGTATTCAATCATCACATATCATTAATTCTTATAAGAATCAATCAGGTGGATAGCCTCACATAAAGATTCAGCAAATTCATTTAAAGGAACGTCTGTAGTATTTGATGCACTTTTTAAAATAGCCTGTTTGATTCGTTCTCTATCTAAATCAGACAGGCTTTTTATTAGCATAGTTTTACTATTAGACTCTTCTGAGATATTAATTAATTCTTCTTGTTTAGAATTATTTGGGTTATCAATAATTGATATCTTAAGACTTTTCCCTTGTTGCTTTGCAAGGGTTGCTAGTGCTAAAATCTTACTCATTACATCTTCCATTTCTTACCCCTAGTTAAACCAATTCTCTACAACCCAATCTACGTTTCTGTACAGCTCTCACTGTATTAACGCCTAATTGCCCTCTATTGCAGTTATAATTCGCAATATCCGTTAATTTCTTAGCTTTAACTGGAACATCTATTAAAGCTGCACTAACGCGATTAGACTGCTTTTTACTGCATAACTGCTTTTGTCTTTCTCTAAGACGTTTTGCTTGTTTTAGCATTTTTGATACTTTCATATCGTTTGCTCCTTTCTCTCTCATTTGAAAGCGTATTCTTATTATTTAAATGCGCTTTAAAATAAGTCTTGATTTATGTCGCTAGCACGTGGAGGTCTTAATCAAGTAACCTTAATCCACTTAACCAAATTGTGTCGCAATCACAGATTACTCAATCAGTAAGGCTAACTCTGATTAACTTGTGATGTGTAGATTTTTAAAGAGCGTTGAGATTTAATAGCTATCTCGTTTTGTTGTGTGCATTAAATCAAAAATTTACATCAATGTAAATATATGGTTTAATTAATAAATATTAAATTTATTAATTTTGTAAATATATGATTGATTCTAAAAGAAAAATATTTTTGATTAATTGCTGAATTTGTGAGCTATGTCACAGAAAAAGTGTTTTTTGAGAGTTTCGATAAAATAAAAATTAAGCTATTACTACTTTAATATATTTTGTGAAATTCTTTTCTGGTCAACATATCAATTTAGTGTAAAATTATAGATATTGTTGCTATTACGAGGTTTTTTTGATATGCAGTTTAATATTGAGATGAAAAAAGATCATTTGCAAAGGTTATCTGATAGCTCTGCTTATGAAGGTATATCTGAATTAATATGGAATGGGATAGATGCAGATGCTAACAATATTGAAATTCACATAAATAAAAATGCCCTTGATGGCATAGAAACAATAACAGTCAAGGACGATGGTACTGGGATTGATTATTCTTTGGCTTGCAATTACTTTAAGACTCTTGGCGGTTCGTGGAAGAGAGGAGGTATCAAAAGCCCAAAAGGAAGGTATTTCCACGGGCAAAAAGGTGAGGGTCGCTTTAAAAGCTTCTCGCTAGGACAAAAAATCACGTGGACGTCAGTTTATAAAAAAGGTGATCTACTGAGTAAGTTTGACATAGTTTCTCTAAAGGCATCACTAGATGTTGTAGATATACTAGATGAAATTGTTATAACAACAGGAAATACAGGAACAGTTGTTACTATTGAGAATATAGAAGACAAAGCAAATACATTATCAGTAGAAACGTTAATAAAAAGATTAACTCATATATTTGCAGGATATCTTTATCAATACCCCGATATTAATATCAGCGTTAACGGAAAAAAAATAGATCCTTCTCAACTTGTTGATTCAGTTGAAACAATAACTCTAGATGAAAACATGGGAAAAATTAAAGTTATTCTATGGAAAACAAAAGAAGAGCCTACATTTTTCTTGTGTAAGGATGATTATTCTTGTTTATGTGAATATAAAACTAAACGTATTAAACGATCTGGTTATATATATTCTGCTTATCTTTCTAGTCATATCATAAATAGTTTAAATATTTCGAATGATATTGAGCTAATTGATTTAGATAATGAAGGAACGAAATTAATTAATCACGCCATAGATAAGTTAAATTATTTTTTTAGAGATAAAAAAGCTAAAGATGATGCCAAAAGAGTTGAGAATTGGATTCAGGAGGGGATATATCCATATGCAGATGTAGCGCCAAAAACAGATATTGAAGTAGCTGAGAGACAAGTATTTGATATTGTTGCAATACAAGTAGAAGATAACCTTGCCAAATTTAAGAGTAGTAATACTGAAACAAAGCAACTTACTTTTAGACTTATATCTCAAGCTTTGAGAGATAACCCAGAGTCTATGGAAAAAATACTTGTAGAGGTGTTAAATTTGAGCGAAGAAGATAGAGAGACTTTGAGTGTATTGCTTGATAATACAACATTGTCATCAATTATAAAAGCATCTAAAGTAGTTACTGACAGGTTAAATTTTATAAGAGGACTCGAAGAGTTGGTATTTAATAAAGATAACAAGAAAGCCATCGGAGAGCGGGATCAGCTTCATAAAATTTTAGAGAAAGAAACATGGATTTTTTCTGAAGATTTCCAATTTTCAGGAAGTGAAAATTATCTAAATGAGGTATTAGAGAAACATAGAGAGAAGCTTGATTATTACGATAATGATATTGACATGGAAAAGCCTGTTTTGTTGTCAGATGGAAGAAAAGGTCGTGTAGATTTATTGTTTCATAAAGCAAGATCACCGAGAGAAGGTTATACAGATTATTTGATTGTTGAGCTTAAACGACCGTCTAAGAAAATAAGTGATGACGTTATCAATCAAATTAAAAAATATGCATATGCTATAGCGGAAGAAGAGAGATTCGATAAACAAAAAACATCTTGGACGTTTATTGCTGTATCAAATGAATTTGATCGTTTTGCTGAAAATGAAGCCTCTCAAAATAATAAGGTTAGAGGATTAATAATTGATTTAGAGAAGTTAAACTTAAAAATTTATATTATGAAATGGTCCGAAGTTTTAAATAATGCAAAAACGAGGGTGAGTTTCTTTAAAAAGCAATTAGATTTTGACGCAACGAAAGAAACTGCTCGCAAATATTTAAATGAGAGACATGCAAAATACTTACCAAATATATAGCCATTTTAAAACATGAGAGTGATGTATATCTGATAAGATTAGTGCGTCAAAAACAAAGCGCAAAAGGATTTGTGAATCGAAAATGGGGGAATTTGATTAGCTAATGAATTGAGGGTAAAGAAAAACCGCCAATGCGGCGGTTTATTGTTATTTTTGAGGGTTTATTTCTTTTATCACTATTCTTTTATGATTAATAGAATTGCCTTTCTGTGTAAAAAATAATGTAATATTTGCTTTTATTGCTTCTTTTGAAGATATTTCATTGAGGTTTATAGTTTGAGGAATTTCAATTGGTATTCGTGTAGTAAACGAACCTTCAACATATCCTTGCCAGCCTTTATAATCATCTCTATCTAACGCCCTAATGTGTAGGGTAATATCATTCATATCAGTAGATTGCTCAATGGCTTTTTCTGGTTCTACTTTTCTAGGTATATCAGCAATGACCTCTGGAGGAATAATTATATTACTATCTGAAGTTTCATTATCCCCAAACTCTATGGATACATCTCCTAATGATGTTTTTGCTGGTTGAGCAAATTCAACCGCATTTTTAGCAAGTGTTTTTCTGTTACTCTTATTTGCTTCTATTGCATTCTTAAATTCTTCTTGAGTAATATTAAGTTGTTTTGCTCCATTAGTAATAACAGTGTTGTAGTTTCCTGTGATGTTAATTGAGTTAACAGAATTAGAGCCTAAGCTATAAAATCCATACGCTATCATTCCACCAATAACCAATCCAACTAAAGACGTTCTCACAGGATGCTCCTTACACTGTTTTACTCCCCAATCATGGGTTTTTTCTAAAAATTTATCTAAATTTTCTTCATCCTTAAAAATTAATTTTATAATAAATTTTTCACGCAAAGAACCTTTTTCAATCGTTTGAATGTAAAGTTTCGCATCTTGAATTTCCGCACCACTGAGCTTAGAAAATGTCTTTGTTGATTGCTTAACGATTTTCTCTAAAGCTTCTAGTGACTTAACAATATCCCGCACTTGAATTGGTTGCGTTATATTAAATTTAACTTCATCAGATAATTCACAATAATGTAAAATTTCACCCATCTTTATTCTTTCCTTTCCTACAACCTACACATCCCTAATCACAAAGCACAGATCACCAGAAGACTTTGCGATCAACCGCCGCGCCAAACTTGGCGACCTATAATATTTAATTCACTTAATTGATCCTCGCCTACTTCAATTGGCTTATATTCAGGATTGAAGCTAAGCAGTGTGATTTTGTCGCCATTGCGTACAACTTGCTTGATATAAAAATTGTTTTTATACGTTAAAGCGTAGATCTCACCATCAACAATATCCGTATCGTGAATATTAACAATCACAGTGTCCCAATCTTTTAAAACTGGATACATACTGTGTCCACGAACAAACATTGCTTTGCAGCTTTCTGGTGTTAGATTTTTCTGTTTAAACCAAGCCTGTCTAAATAATAAAGGTTCTTCTGATTTTCTAGGTATCCATTCAACAACACACCCTTTGCCCGTTCCAGCTGATAGTTTCACATCATATAAATCGATCTCAATGTGAGTGTCGCTGTAATCCTTATCTTCTATTACTGCGACTTCATTTTTATCAAGAATATCTTCACTACCTAATAGCCAATTCACTGAATATCCATATTTCTCGCAAATCAATCTAGCTGAATCAATGCTAATTTTTCCATTTTTAAACCAATTATTTACAGCTTGAGGAGTTTTGTTTGACACTCTGGCTAGCTCTGCCTTGCTTGCCCCAGACTCATCTAATATTTGCTGTAATCGTTCAATGACAAGTTTGTCTCTGTTATCCATATAGTCCTCCATTTTTCAAAGTGTAAACAAAATATTTACTTTTGCAATAAATCTAATATTTACATTGGTAAACTTATGATTTATTATTATTGTTGGATTTAATCAATTAAATGTTGAGGTATTTATGACACCTATTGAAAAAGCAATTCAGGCTGTTGGCTCTCAAGCCAAATTGGCTCAGGCAGTAGGAAAAACATCTCAATTTATTTATCGGATGAAAAAATCTGGTGGAAAAATTTCTACTCAAGATGTTTCTGCCGATAAATGGAAAGAGGTAACTGGTCTTCCTAAAAGCGAGTTATTCCCTGAGTTTCAGGATTAACTTACCAACAAACTACAAAACAATCTTCAAGAAAAGGAATTATTTTTCATGAATAGCAAAGAGATACAGAGATTGTTGCACCGAGATTGTAAGAACAGCTCAGGCGGTATTACTTCTCTCGCTTACACGTTAGAGAAGTCGCCAAACATTTTAGGCAACAAACTCAACGTGGATTGCGAACAGAATCAATTGAGCTTTATCGAAGCGATTGAATTAATCGCCACCGTTCAAAGCAAGAAAACTCTTTCAGCTATTGCGGCACAAATTGATCACATTGTCGTACCAATCCCCCCTTTTCTTTTATAGAATAAGCTGTTCTGGTTTACAGTTATAAATTGCGGCTAAACGTTCACAAGTTTTTTGTTGTGGTTTAGATCCTTTTTTCTCTGCTTGAGAAATTGATGATTGAGTTAACCCAGTTTTAACTGCTACATCATATTGTGATAATCCACGATATACGCGCCACGCAGCTAATAAACTCAAGTCTTGATCAAACATAATATTAATAACTTCGTTTGGCACTGTTTCATTATCTGTATGATCTGGTTGATATGGTACATCTTGAAAAATTAAATCATCATCAAGTGCAGTCAAGCGTTTAAACTCTTCGATTGGCAAGACTACAAATTGTGGTTTGCCATTTGTATCGTTTATATATTGTAGTTTCATGGGATCTCCTTTAGTGGGGATTTCTCCCCACTATTATTAATAAGTTGTTGATGTTCTGCGTTTAACTGTTTGTATATTGATTATTCTGGGTTCACCGTCGATTACTTCAAACAAAACTCTGTAATCACCTACCCTTAATCTGTACTGGTTATCTTTACCTGACATCTTTTTTAAATCTAACTTGACATCGGGAAAGGTGTTTAACGCGTTCACTTTTTCTCTAATTGACTTCACATATCTTTGGTCTATTGAAAGCAGTTGCTTAATTGCTTTCTTAGTCCAGCTAATCTGATTCATTTAATCTCCTTTTAAAGAACAAGTATCTTTCGATGATTAGATAATAAGATATATATCTTATATTGTCAATGTTTTTTTAGAAAAAAATCTAATTATTTTCAATTTTTCTAATCATTGTTTGATAAAAATAATTATCGAAAGGTACTCCTGACGGGAGTGGGCTTTCCGCGGGGTTGGGCGCTCGCGGTTTTCGACAGTTTTTTGATATTTTAGGTGATCCACCACAATAATATAATTTGTTGTTTTTTATATGTTTTTATTTTTTTTGTTGTGGATCTTATTGTAAAGGATATGCGCAATGATTGATTTTCTAAGTATTAGCAAAATTGCGTCAATTTCTGGCAAGGATCGACGCACTGTGTCGGCTAGGCTTTCTGGCATACAACCCGCAAGAGAGACAATAAATAAAAAGGAATATTCACTTCAACAATTACTTACATTACTTTTTGAAGATGTGGTGAGTACAGATATAGACAAGATGTTGCCAGCGGATCAATTGTCTTATTGGAGTGCTCAATTAAAGAAACTGGAATATAAAAAAAGAGAGGGTGAGCTTTGCGAAGTCTCAGAAATCGCTCGAGAAATTTCAGTCATTATTAAAAGCATGCTGCAACCACAAGAAACTTTGGCGGACAGAGCCGAAGCGGCTGGGATGCCGATTGAATGGGTGATTTGGTTGCAAAAAGAGGTGGATAAAAATCGGAATGAGTCCGCAGAATTAGCGAGAGAGGATGGCACTGATGTATGCGAAAGCGAGTGATATCAGAAAAGACTTAGCTGAAATGATCAAGGCACCAAATAGAATGAAGGTGTCTGATGCCGTATCTCAATATATGCGCGTTCCGCTTGGTGGTGGATCGTCTGTAAAGTGGGATAAAGATCGTACTCCGTATGTTATTGAACCAATGGACTGTCTTAATTCGCGAGAGTATGACGCGGTCATTTTTGTCGGGCCAGCGCGAACAGGGAAAACTATCGGCTTGATTGACGGCTGGATCACTTATTCAATTATTTGCGATCCGTCCGACTTCTTACTTGTTCAATTAACACAAGAGAAAGCGAGTGAGCACAGCCGTAAAAGATTAGATCGCACTTTCAGATGTTCGCCTGAAATCTTAAAACGGTTAAGTCCGCGAAAGAATGACAACAATGTACACGACAAATATTTCCGCGCTGGAAATCTGTTAAAAATTGGCTGGCCGTCTATTAACGTGCTTTCTTCTTCGGATTACAAATACGTCGCATTGACGGATTATGACCGCTGGCCAGAGGATGTTGACGGTGAGGGTGATGGATTTTCTCTTGCTTCAAAGCGTACTACAACATTTATGTCATCTGGAATGACACTTGTCGAAAGCTCACCAGGTAAGGACATCAAGGATGTTAAACATCGTGTCGGTTCAACGCACGAAGCACCACCAACAACGGGAATTCTTAGTTTATATAACCGTGGCGATCGTCGTCGCTTTTACTGGCCGTGTCCAAGTTGTAAAGAATACTTCGAGCCGAGTATGGCAAATATGGTCGGTTATCGTGAAGATCCTGATTATGTAAAAGCAAGCGAGAATGCACGATTGCAATGTCCGCATTGTCAGACATTGATTGAGCCTTCATTAAAACGTGAGTTGAACATTAAAGGCGTTTGGCTAAAAGAGGGTCAAACGATAGATAAAAAAGGCAAAATTAAAGGAACTGGAAGAAGTTCTCGCATAATAGATCGTTATAACATTTCACACACATTGCCTGATAGTGATGGTGTAATTGAGAAAATAGACCCTCGTATACCTGATGATTGGAATATTTTAATCTCAGACGTACTGAAGAAATGCTATCCGCTATCAAACAATCCTAACCACTTTATGCCAATTTTAGCAATGGCGGTGGATAGTGGTGGCGAAGAAGGAGTCACCGATAATGCTTATAAATTCTGGCGAAAATGTCGTCGTGATGGTTACGCCAAGCGAGTTTATCTAGTTAAAGGTGATAGCACCAAACGGCAAAAGCTAATCACGAAAACCTATCCTGATAATACCACTCGTTCTGATCGTCATTCTTCAGCTCGAGGCGATGTACCATTGTATTTATTGCAAACGGACTATCTCAAAGATCGTATTAATAATGCTCTAGCTCGAGATACTGTCGGGGCTAATTACATTCACTTTCCTGAGTGGATAGGAGAATGGTTTTTTAATGAATTGGTTTATGAGGAACGAGGCGCTGATGGTAAGTGGCGGAAACCAGGTAAAGGTAACAACGAAGCCTTTGACTTGTTTTGCTACGCTCACGCCATTGCTATTTTGCGTGGTTATGAACGGATCAAGTGGGGTGATGAAAAAGACGTGCCAAGTTGGGCGAAACTACCCGACATCAATCCGAATATTATCCGTGAACAAACTGCAACAGCAGAACCAACGGTCGAAACAGAAGAAAAAATTGCAAAAGTAACACCAAAGCAGACCAAATCTAAAAGTAGTTGGTTAAGTGGTGGTGGAAGAAAAACAGGTGGGTGGCTATGAGTATTTACTCAATTGACGAACTTAAACAAAAAATCCGTACACTTGATGAAAAAATCGAAACCGCTCAAAGCCAAGTTAGTTTTAATGGGCGGTCGGTCTCTTATCAGGTGGCGGAGCTAACTAAACAGCGTGACCGCTACCAAACAATGCTCAATGAACAGCTTGCGAGTAGTGGACAGCGAACTAAACGGCACCGTATTAAATATGTGAGATTTAATTAGGTATAAAAACAAACCCCGAACATCAAGTAAAGGTAGGTGGAAAAATGAGTGAAAAAGATGCAGGTATTGTTGGAAAAAGATTAGCCACTTCAGCGATGATTATAGCTATTTGTTGGGGGATTAGTGCCTTAATTTTTGCGAGTGCTTATTTCATCAAATAATTTTACTAAATAAAGGTATTCATTATGAACCTATTTGAAAAAGCAATTGCCGTAGTGTCGCCAAAATGGGCGGCGCAACGATCTAAAAATCGCTATGTACTAAATACCTACGAAGCGGCATTACCAAGCCGCATTCATAAAGCACAGCGAGAAGGCAAGGGGGCAAATACCACAATCCGACAAAGTGCGGTGAGTTTGCGAGAGCAAGCTCGTGCTTTAGATCAAAATCACGATATTGTGATCGGCATTTTAGACAAAATGGAAGAACGTGTTATTGGCTCAAAAGGTATTCATATCGAGCCACAACCGCTTACTTTAGCTGGTGATGTTCACGAAGATTTGGCAAGTCAAATTCGCAAGCTCTGGGCGGAGTGGTCGGTAAAACCTGAAGTGACAGGGCTATATACTCGACCACTCTTAGAACGAATGCTATTGCGAACTTGGTTACGAGATGGCGAGGTTTTTGTACAGCTTGTTAAAGGCAAAGTAACTGGGCTTGAGCACGGTTCACCCATTGCCTTTTCGCTGGAAGCCTTAGAGCCTGATTTTGTGCCGCTGCAGTCGGACGAAGCTAAAAACGGATTAGTGCAAGGTGTATATCTTAATGCTTGGCGGAAACCAACGGCTTATCAAGTTTATTTGGAT